GTACAAATTGCTATCAGATACGTTGTAGATTAATACTACTTAAAATAGTGGGGAGTAAAATCCCCACTATTAGTCATGAAAAAAATTGATCAACCAAAAACTATTTTACATTTTAAGCATAAAGATTATGTCTATCGTTACGTTTTAATTGATAGATTTAAACACACATCAACACATCATAATGGTTTTGATGATAAGCTAGAGCTTACAGACAAAGAGATATTTGCATTAGTATCTCCTAGACAATTAAGACGCAAATATATTATAAAGAAAGATTAATATGGCATCAGTAGTTGAAATTTGTAATAACGCATTAAACCAATTAGGTGCATCCACAATACTATCTCTTACAGAGGATAGTAAAAATGCAAGATTATGTAATTCAAGATATGAAAGTATTCGTAATGCAGTATTCAGATCTCATTCTTGGAATTGTTTAATTGCAAGACAAGAAATTGCAGCAGATGTAGCTACTCCTGCTTGGGGATGGACTAAACAATTTACTCTACCTTCAAATTGTTTAAGGGTTATTGCAATATCTGATTATGATTATGATTATAAAATTGAAGGTAGAAAAATAATGGCAAACATAACACCAATAAAACTTCAGTTTATAAAATTAGAAACTGATCCAAATCAGTATGATACTTTATTAAGTGAAACTATTTCAGCTGCTTTAGCTGCTGATATTGCTTTTGCTGTTACTGCTAATGCTACATTAGTAACGACAATGAAAGAAATTTATAAAGAAAAACTTTCAGAAGCTAAACATGTTGATGCTACAGAGGGTCAAAATACAGATCCTACTATGGGTCAAGTTGATGTAATTTTATCAGACGAATTTATCAACAGTAGGTTTTAATTATGGCAAGAGTATCAACAGCTCTTACTAATTTTACTGGTGGTCAATTATCTGATCGAATGGAAGGAAGAACAGACTTCCAAAAATATTTTAGTGGCTGCAAAACTTTAGAAAATTTTATAGTCCAACCTCATGGTTCAGTAACAAGGAGACCAGGCACTACTTTTGCAGCAGAGGTAAAAACATCAGCTAATAAAACAAGATTAATACCTTTTGAATTTTCAACTACACAATCTTATGCTTTAGAATTTGGAAATAATTATATTCGTTTTTATAAAGATAATGGAGCTATATTAGAAGCTAACAAAACCATTACAGGAATAACAAAAGCAAATCCTGGTGTAGTTACATCTGCATCCCATGGTTTTTCCAATGGAGATACAGTTGTTATTAGTGGTGTTGTTGGCATGACAGAAGTTAATAATAAAAGATTTGTTATTGCAAATGTTGCAACAAATACATTTGAATTAAAAGATATTGATGGTGTTAATTTTGATACATCATCTTTTACAACTTATTCATCAGGAGGAATTGTAAATAGAGTTTTTACTCTTACAACAACTTATCTTACTGCAGATTTATTTAATATTAAATATGCTCAATCTGCTGATGTTATGTATTTGTGTCATCCAGATTATTCAGTAAAAAAATTATCAAGGACTGGACATACATCTTGGACTTTAACTGATGTAGATTTTGAGAATGGTCCATACCTGGATGACAATACATCTGCAGTAACACTATCAACCTCCGCACATACAGTTGGATCTGGCAGAACCTTAACAGCATCTTCTGCAACTTTTGTATCTACTGATGTTGGAAGATTAGTAAGATTTAGATCTGGTTATGGAGAGATAACTGCATTTACTAGCACAACCTCTGTAACCTGGACTATAGAAAAAGATACAGGTTCTGCATCATCATCTACTGACTGGGCTTTAGGTGCTTTCTCAGATACTACAGGTTATCCATCTTGTGTAACATTCTATGAGCAACGATTAGTATTCGCAGGAACAACTAATCAACCTCAAACATTATTTTTTTCAAGATCAGGAGATTATGAAAACATGAATGAAAACAGAGGAGGAACTGTAGCTTCAGACGATGCAATGATTTATACAATAGCATCAAATCAAGTAAACGTAATACAATCTTTAAAAGCAACAAGAACATTAATTATATTAACTTCAGGAGGAGAATTTACATTAAATTCAGACTCTACTGGTTCTGCTGTATCACCAACAAATATTAATATAAAAAAACAATCTAATTATGGAGCATCAAATTTAGATGCTTTATCAGTAGGTAACGCAACTTTATTTGTGCAACGTGCAAAAAGAAAATTAAGAGAGCTAGCTTATAATTTTGATACAGATGGTTACATAGCGCCTGACATGACCATTTTAGCAGAAGATGTTACATTAAATGGTTTAGATGAATTAACATATCAACAAGAACCTCATAGCATTGTGTGGGCTGTTCGTGGAGATGGTGTATTAGTTGGTTTAACTTATCAAAGATCAGAACAAGTTGTTGCTTGGCATCAACATAAATTAGGAGGTTCTTTTGGAGCTACAGCTCATGGAATTGTAGAAAGTGTAATTTCTATTTCTGGCAATTCTTATAATAGAACTGATGAAGATCAAATATGGGTTATTGTTAAACGCACTATAAATGGAGTAACAAGAAGATATGTAGAATTTTTTACACCATTTCAATTTGATAGCTCTCTTACAGCATTTCAATTTTTAGATAGCGGTTTATCTTATTCTGGATCTGCTACATCTACACTTACAGGATTAGAACATCTTAATGGACAATCAGTTTCAATTATTGCTAATGGAGCTACACACCCTAATAAAACTGTAGCTTCTGGATCTGTTACACTTGAAAGAACAACAACTTTGGCAAAAGCTGGGTTAGCATATACCTCAACATTACAAACTATGAGATTAGATGTTGGATCTCAAGACGGAACTTCACAAGGAAAAACAAAAAGAATATTTGATGTTACATTAAGATTTTTTGAAACAGTAGGCGCTAAAGTTGGTCCAGATCTAAATAATTTAGAAGAAATACCATTTAGATCTTCTGCTGCACCAATGGATGTTGCTGTTCCTTTATTTACAGGAGATAAGAAAATTGAATTTAGAGGAAATTTTGAAACTGATGGATTTTTATTTGTTGTACAGGATCAAGTTTTACCAATGACATTGTTATCTTTATATCCAAGATTAGTAACTAATGATGGGTAATATTGATATTATTCCTTTTAAAAAGGAACATGCTTATCATATTATAAATAATCCTATGAACGATCCTGTAATTCAAATTGCACCACAATTTAAAAAATATGCTTTATTTTTAGAAATACCAAAAATGTCATTTACAGCTATTAAAGATAATAAAATTATAGCATCAGGTGGTATTGGAATATTATGGGATAATGTTGCAGAAGGTTGGGTATTAGCAACTAATGATATTTGGAAAAATCCTATAGCTACTGCAAGACATATTAAAAAAAAACTAGATATTTTAACAAAAACTTATAAAGTAAAAAGATTACAAACTGCCGTTAAATCAGATTTTATTTTAGGTATAAAATTTGCTGAATGGTTAGGTTTAAAATCAGAGGGTTTAATGAAACATTATGGACCAGATGGTGCTGATTACATAAGGTTCGCAAAGATTTATTGATATGTCATTTGTAGGTGATCTAATAACAGGACAGGCGCAAAAAAAAATATCTAATTATAATGCTTCTCTTTTAGAAAGAGATGCTGTTTTAAAAGAACAACAAGCTCAACAAGGATTTAAAGTTTACGAAAAATTTGATTTACCACAAATTTATTCTTTAGAAACAAAATCAGTAGGAGATATTAGAACTGGTTATGCAATCAGGGGTGTTGCAGAAGAAGGTACTACTCTTAGAGTTTTAGCAGATAATGCTTTAAATTTTGCAAGAGATAGAGATATGCTTGAATATAATGCTCTTACTAAAAAACAACAATTAGAGAATGAAGCTGTAATGAAGAGAGCTGAAGCTAGAGCTGAAAGATATCGAGGAAGAGTTGCAGAAGCTATCAGTTTTCCTAAAGCAGGCAGCTCTTTATTGGGAGATATATCTACTGCACAACAAATTTATAAAAGAATAGGTTAATGCCAATAAAAATTTATCAATCACAAATCAGACCAACAGAAGAAATACCATCTGTTCCAACCACCCCTGGAATGAGAATTAGTCAGGAAATTCCTACCGCCATGGGTAAAGCATCATCAGATTTTTTAAAATCAGTAAAAGATTTTTATGTCGAACAAGAAAAAATAAAATCTGAAACAGAGGTTTTAGAAAAAAAAGAAAAAATTTATAATGGCGATGATAATATTCCAGGACTTTCTAAGGTTAAAGATGATGCATCTAAAATGGAAGATCCTGATGAAGCAAATAAATATTATAGAGATGAATTAAAAAAAATTCAAGAATATCATACAAGAGATACAAAAAATTTTTTTACAAAAAAAATATTAGATACATTTTTACAAAAACAATCTGTTGAGGACTCTATTTCTATTAGAAATTCAACAACTAATAATTTATTAGAAAGAAATAGAATAGCAATAGAGACAAATACTGATCGATTAAAAAAATCTATTGTTTATGGAAAGACTGATCTTGAAAGACAAAATTCAACTACTGAGCTTGAAACAATATTACAATCTGATGTTTATAATAAAATTTATGGAAAAAAAGCTGAGGGAGAAAAAAATAAAGTTAGAGAAGATATAGATTATTATAAAGGATTAAGAACAATTGATCGTGATCCTATGAAAATTAATGATGTTATTACAAATTCTAATTTACCAATAGAAAAAATTGAAAAATTAAGATCTCATGCAAAATTATCAGCATTAAAAATAGACGAGATAACAGGTAATAATTTAAAAGATTACGAAGCTCAAATTGATAAGGGAAATGATCCAGGAATTAATTCTCTTAATGCACTAAAAGAAAGATCTGTAGCAGTTGAGAATTTTGAAAGTGCTAGAAAAGTTGATGCTTTAATCGAAAAAAGAAATATTGTTTTAAATATTAGAAGTAAATCTCTACTAGAAATAGATAGTGATATTAACAAAATGGAAAGCATGATTACTTCTGCAAAAGCTCAAAATCAAGATGTACCCATTTCTGAATTAAAAAAATATGAAATTGTTAAAAAATTTAAAGCAGATTTACAAACAGATTTAGAAAAAGATTTATTAAGAACAGCATCTGAAAGAAATATAATCTCATTGAATAATGTTAATTTTACAGATGTTATGCTTAATCCGTCCCAAGAAAATAAAAAAATATTTACAGAAAGTTTAGCAGCAAGAAAAAATGCAGCTACAACAGCAGGTAGATATTATAATTTACCACCAAGATTTTTTACCGATGCAGAGTCTAAACAATTAAAATCTATTATTGATAAATCTACAGATAGTAAAATGCTTTTAGATTTAACAGCAAGTATAGCAAATGGTTTTGGATCTGATGCGCCAAATGCTTTCTCTGAAATTTCTAAAGAAAATGCATTATTTGCTCACATTGGTGGAATTACAGTATTTAATGGTGGAGTCCCAACTAAAGGTGTATCGGATGCTATTGATGGTTTTTTATTAAGTAAAAATAAAAATATTACATTAACTGATTTTTCTAAAAAAAAAACATTAGCAACTATTCAGGATTATCAAAAAGCATTTGCAGGAATACCTGCGGAAACTTTCAATAGAATAATAG